ATGTGCAGATTTCGCGCTTTCCTCCACCCGGGCGACGCGCTCCACCAAGTCAGCGTAGTCCTGCCGCATGAGGCGGATTTCCACGCGCATGTCGTCCACCGCCTGCCGGATATAGTTCACGCTCGCCCGCAACTCTCCGTCCTGCTGTCCGTCTTGGCGCACTGTGCGAGATCGCCCGAGCCAGCCGAGCACAATCCCTGAAATGGCTGCGGCGGCCGATATGAGTGCTGTAATCGTCATGCCGTCCATTTTGCATCGTCCCCCAACAAATGAGGCCCCGCCTATTCGGCAGATCCTACGTCTTCTTCGACAGGCGATTCCCCAACCGGATCAGCGACTGTCGGTGTGTCGCCCCACACCGCCATAATGGCATTCGCTTGGGCTTCTGGCAATTCAGCCACCACCGCAGCACGACCGGAAAGACTGTTCACGTATGCTTTGCGATGCGGTTCGCCGATCTGATACTCAACGCCTTCAATTTCGATGAACTTTTCCGTCTTCACGCTGACACTATCTTTCGTCAACATATCCAAAGTGATTTTTTCGATCATGATAACAGCCTCCCATTAACCTTGTATGTGATAAGTCAAAGTACCTGCAATGATGGAGTTGTCTTTGATAGCCGAGGAAGGCAGCCCCACCGCCTGAACGTTATTGCCGATTTGATTAAGAGCGATCTGATTTTCAAAACCGGCAAGCGAATATACAATTGCAGAATATCCTGACGATAACTCCACATCGCTGATCAGATTGATGGCGCCGCCACCGGTATAGGCCCCGGTGCTGAGCGCGGCATAAGGTAGTCCCCTGATAAAGACTGATCCGGCCATAGCGGGGTCCTTGGCAGTAAGGTGTATCCGAAATTGGACGGTCACCAAATTACCTATACGAGTATAGTAGCCATACTGTACGTGGTAAGTATGACTGCCTGCTGTGTCCATGCCTGCCAACGTCGGAGTCCAAATGCCAGTTTCGTATTGCAAGCTACCATCTTGCCATAAATCAAAAAAGTCTGACCATCCCGTAGTGGTATGGTAGGACCTATATCTAGCTACAGGCACAGGTACATTGGCAGCCTCAATCATTAGTTGATAGCACCGATTGTTCCCTTCCTTCACGGTCATAACGGTTCCAATGGACGGCCATCCATTAGCCGGTATCGCATCCTGGTAAGATACACCGTTTGGGTACTCAGTACCCGGAGTTGATGCGATGTATGAGGTACGCGTATTGTGCCGTGCATTGTCCTCGCGGTGCTGGATAAGTTGTCGCTGCATATCCCGCGTCATCGCGCCGGCTGTGCTGATCGGGCCGAGAGGCGTATAACTGGAAGCGGGTGTGCGGATGTCGACAAGCTCAGGGTCTTTGCCGGGCGTTGGATCGTTGATGATTTGATCGACGCGACTATTAAGATACTGGACATCAGCAGCCCGATCAGCCGCCTCTTGCGCTAAATCGGCTTGCAATTGATCAACGTCCTGCTGCACCAGGTCAAATCCGGTGTTGATTTTCGTGTATTCGTCCTTGATTTTATTGCTCCCGACCAGATTAGCGTATCGGTTTGCCATTGTCTTGTTTCGCCTCCTTGTCCATGTACTGTAGATGCTTGTCGATCTCGTCCCGCAGCCCGGTCAGGATGTCTCGGTCTTGACCAGGGTAGGATTGCAGCACTGCGGCGATCACAGCGCTGATCTCCTGCACCGGTGGACGAGAGAGATCAATCTCGACATGTAGATACGGTGTCACTTTAGCCATAGTGATCATCCTTTCTTTGCACAATAAAAAGACGCCCCGTGATGGAGCGTCTTTGTGTATGGAGGTTATTCGGTTGGTTGCTGGAGCTATTCTGTTAACTCTTTGAGCAAAGCTTCCCAATACTCAACCCTTTCTTGTAGTTTTGGGATCTCCTCTCTATAAAGACTGATAACATCTTCAGGGTAAATCGTAACGTCTCTCTGGTTGGCTTCATCTTGTAATTCGATCATCTGATTCAGTTGCTTAATCCATATATTCGCTTCTTTAATGCGTTCTTGAACATATGAAACATCAACATCCTCTGGTGGATCAAAGAATATCCTATCATACGTATAACCAAAACCCTTACTGCCTGCGCCGTAATTTTTATTAGATGAATCAGTCACAGAACTAGGATCAGGAGATGTAATCTCGACAGTTTCAGTCTCCTGTATCCAATTCACTTCCTTCCCCATGATATTTTCAACAAGTTCTCTTACCGGAAGGTAGGTTCTCTCATTATAAACGATCACTGCATTCTCAAGATCAAGCAACTCTCCATCTACCGAAACCTTTATGTTTGGGTTGAGAAATGCGGATATGGATGTGATAGCACTCTGAGCGAAAACTGAAACTGGGATCATTAGCATCATGCCGACTAATAAACCGATCAGGAATTTCTTCATTTTTCCATCCCCTCTACTTTAATTTATAACTAGTATAGCAAAAAAGGGGAATACCCGTCTATTAATAAACCTGGGTTAAAACTCCGTTTACGAAAATACCTGTAAGACCTCCTCCTAGTGGGACATGTATATTAAGTCCTGTAAACGCATCTTGCTTTCCACCAATCAATGACTGTAGGAAACTATAGAAGTACCAGAAGTTGTTGCCTGTACCTATATCTACGAGGTTGCTGTAATTGACCCGTAGCTCATTGATGAATGAAACGTCCCCTGATATCACCAAATAGTCATCATTCTTAGTAAACCATGTTGCCCCGTAGCTGTTGGAGAACATTAGATAGGGCGCAGTATCACCAAAATACGCCCCCATGCGCACAAACTGCGTAGCATCCGCATGGAAAGTAATTTCTCTCGTTGATGCATCAAGCACAAATCTCGGATAGATACCAGCACTCGCAGACTGAATCGTGCCTCCGGTTATGATTGATCCGATGATCGTTGATGCCGTGATGGTGCCACCAAAAATCGCTCCCCCTGTAATCGTGCCTCCGCTAATCGTCGCGCCCGAGATGCTGCCACCATTTATCGTGGCCGCATTGATCGTACCGCCCTGAATTGTTCCCGCCTGCACGGTCCCGCTAAATGTGCCGTCCACACCCTCCAGCGTGCCAGCGAACTTAAACCGTTTGTTGGGTATATCAAACCACAACGCCCTGTCGCCATTAGCGTAAAAACTAAGCTCATCCGCATTAAACACAGCCTTAGCCGTGCCGTCCTCGCGCTGTACGACGATGCCCTCTGTCCGACTGTGAGTGACGCCGTAATATGGCTTACCAAACTTGACAGCATTTTGATTGAGCCGCTTAACAGCAGCGGTAAGCGATCCGTCGATACCAAACTCAGATTGTTGCTCACTGATAGACGGTGCCTCGATCTGCATCGACAGCCCGCCGCGAAAGTCAAGAACCTGATGCAAAATGATCGTACGATAAATATTGTCCTTATCATAGACGACATTTATCACATCGCCCTGCTGCAGGTGTGGGTATCCACGCGCGGGCATGGAGATCGGCAAATACGAAAAACCGTTGATCTCAGACAGAATTTTGCCGGCCATCTCCTGCGTACCAAATGGGTTTTCGATGTACATGGTTTCGGCTTCGCTGCCTGTGCCTGCCTCATAAAAATTGCCCTCGTCGTCGTAGATGATCACAACGCGGGAGTAGGTTTTCAATGGGTTGACTTGTTTGGCCCGGACATAATCAGACGCAGTCATTTCAAACAACGGTTGCGCATTTGCACTGATCTTCTTAAACCGCAGAACTCCATCTCTCCCCATAAACACACAGGCACTGTTCGCGCTCGCGATGAATCCCATCACCTGCCTACAGGTATATCCGGTAGGAGCTGCGGGTATGGTGTAAGTCGGGTCTATTACGACCGTGTCGTCATATTCGAAGCCGATCAGATCGCAAATCTCGTCCCAAACGTCTTTCATCGGCGCCGGATAGTTAAGGCCGGATACATATTCCACGTCGGCAAAAACCAACCGGTCATAACAAACATACGTCCAGATATCACGATCTTTAGATCGATTGTCGATGAAAAACTCGCCGAGCGGAATCCAGTCCGTTGTTCCGCCTTCCCACGCAAAGTCAGCTTCATCCCAGCTAAGATCAGCTGTATCCCAAGCGAGTGTATCTGTCTTAAGTGCGATATAAGGAACAATTTTTGCATTCGGTCGGAACTGATCATGCGTCCAAAAACGAATCGTTAGCTTATTCGGAATAACGGTACCTAGCTCCAATTCTTCACTGAGGGACAAACTATTTTCTATCGAGAAGTCGATCAATTCATCGATCCCGTATTCGACTCCATCTACTTCGACTTTTACAATAAATTCACGGTTGCGATCATGCACAAGTTTGCTATAAAGCGGATCAATGTAGCCCGCTGGCGGACCCAAAAGTTCGGACAGTAGGGTGTCAGATGCATTCGAATCATGCGTCTTGTCAAGGTCAAATGGATGGGTATTGTCTCTTCCTTGTGATGAGAGCCAATATGGGACTTTTTCAATCAATCCATTTCACCCCTATCTACGTTTTGCGAACTTCGTTAGTTGAATAAGAGATAGATTTTCCTAGTGCTATCCTACGCCATACAGCTACATGCTCATCAGGGGTAATGCGATCACTCCAATACTCCCATCCTGTTCCGTATTCTTCAAGATCGGGAGGTGAGGTTTTTTCTGAAGTCTCTACGTATTCGTAATCTGGATAAGTCAATTCTATCCCTCCTAACCATACAACCACTCTATGTCCACTTCGCAGTCAATGCCTTGCCCCGTCTCAAACGTTCCGTTTACCAAAAGAGACAGCAATATCCGAGGCGGAGCATATATCGGAGCTATCACTCTCGACCCGCCGTCTGCAGCGGGTACGTTGGTATCGGTCGCGCCGGGATAAAGCATGATAATCTGTGACCGATTGCTCGTCGTTTGCGGGTCTGTGTAGATGTCCCCAAATCTGTACCCCTTGATGCCCTGCAACTGTGCCCGCAGGCGGACGCCTTGACCTGCCCCAAATGTGCCCGTAACGCCATAAACCGTAAGATATATGATGCACCCCTTAGCGCCTGCTGGTCTAAAGATGGTTGTATTTTGTGATGATATCCTTAGGGCGCGTGTAAATATACTTGATTGTGTAGTATAACTCCCCTTTAGCTCAACAGCCGCAGGCTGCGTTCCATTCTGAATCGTGTGGATCTTCGATTCTATACCGGACAATAATGTTTTGATCTGAACAAGTTCAGCCTGGGCAGCGTCGTCCGATACGTTGTTGGGATTGCTTTGGTATCTTCCCCGAATGGCATTCAAAACGTCTTCGTTAGTAATGATCGCCATATGATCACCTCTCAGTCAGAGACAATTTAAGACCAGTCCAATAGATTTCATTATTTCGTGCAACTGCAAACGGAGCTACACGGTCGCCTACATAAAATGTTTTGGTCTCCCATTTGCCAGTCAACGGGTCTGGATACGTACATTCAAAAAATTCATTTTGTACTAATTGGAGAATCGTTGCAGTATCAATCCAGTTCATTGGTCCCCATGACATATCTATCTTACGTTTCACGGCTATTCGGTCTCGATACAACGTGCCATCAGCTGTCCGTTTGGTTGCCTCACTATCGTCCAGGTCGATGAGGGTAACCTGAAATGATGAAGGGGAAGCCGGAAGACTTACCCCATTGATTTTGATCATGCCATCCCTCCTCATGCCATGCTAAGTGTCCTCCCGGCGCGACGATTGCGATCGTCTCGGGCAGCATCGATAATTTTGGCCAGCTGTGTACCGTTAGCTTCCAAGATGACCGGTCGGCGTGCAAAGTCCTGCAGAAGCTGTGCGATCATATAGAGCGCATCCACGATTTCCTGATTGGATCCGCTTAGCATATCCTGCAGCTTACTAAGCGGGGCAATGACTTCCGGATCCACGTTGGCGTGACGGTTATCTCCAACCCATGCAAGCGTTGGACCCGTGACGAGTCCACCTTCAGCCAGCCTCGGAATTTGCGGAATGTTGAAACCGAATTTTTTTCCGCCTATCACCGGAACCCAGTCCGGGACATCAAAGCTGATCTTGTTGACTTGTTTAATCATCCAGTTCAGGGCGTCAATGATCATATTGATTGCCCCTTTAAAAATTGATCCGATCGCATCGCCGATACCGCTGAAAAATGTCTTAATGCCATCCCAGGCGCGTTTCCAGTCGCCCGTGAATACGCCGGCAATAAAGTCAATTATGCCACCTAACGCTCTGATAATCCCTTTGGCGGCATCAGCAATCGAACCAAGTGCATTGCCTATTACGTCAATCACTCCATCAAATATTTCTGAAACGACCGGGCCCAGTATTTTTACAAGCCAGTTGATGATTGGCGCGATAAACTTGTTGTAAATATCCTGAGCAGCCGTTATCAGTTTGCCGATGAAGTTGCCGATTTCTTTAACCAAATCTTTCAAATGGTTATCCCAAAGTTCTTTCATTTTATCGAGCATCTTGGTGATAATCGGCTTCAACATCTTGTTCCAAAGGTTATCCCAAAGCTCTTTGATCTTTTCCAGTGACACTTTAATTCTGTCAACGATATCTTGACCCCACGTGTCCCACCATTCAAAAATTACATCGAGGGTATCTCGAATAACGTCAGAAATAAGCTGTAAAACGGGATCAATTGCTTCACCCCAGATGTCATCAAAAACCTGTTTAACAACGCCGAATAGCTGACCAAACGCTTCAGTTGCTCCGGCAACAAACTCCGTAATCTTAGGCAACCCGTCAGCTACAAACTTTTCGAAAATCGGGAACGCCGCTTCCCAAACGGAGTTAAACGCCATCCGAACACTTTCGGACAATCCGGCAAAAATGGAAGATAAGCCAATGATGCTTTGATTCCATAAAGGCATTAAGTCATTCTGCCACCAGTTCTTCAATGGTTCACCGAGCATCAAAATGCCGGAGAACATCGCTCCGAACTGCTCTTTCCACTTTAACAACTCTGGCTGAATGACTGCCCAGGCAGACTGTATTGAGGGACCAAATGTTACCGTCATTGCTTGCCAGCTGGATTGAATGAATCCGAATGCTTGCTCAAATGTTGTCCTTATTCCAAGCGCCAGAGCGTCCATTTGCGTTTGGATGCTGTCTATATCCAACTCCGGCATCTCGAAAGCTTGAATGTCGGACATCAATCCGCCATCGTCGCCACCATCGGACGTATCAAGTAGGTTCAATTCGTCAAATCCGGCCATTTTGTTCGCACTTTTGCCGTACTTGTCGAGCGAAGCCCTTGCCTTGTCAATCCCGATAGCGGCCTGTAAGCTCTGCTTGTACGTCTTTCCAAAGAGTGCGGAAACAAAAGCAGCGACGTATGTCGTCGCCGTTACCATTGCTTTTATGAGCGCGTTTATCGCTGGCAGAACCGCCTGAAAAATCGGTGCGAACGCTGCTTTTAGATTCATTCTGACCTGCGCCAAGGACTTCGCATATTCATCATTCGTTTTAAGCGAACTACTGACATACTCTTGAAATCCACGGATTGCCTTATAGAGCACACTAAAAATAAGGACCTGCTTGGCAATCCGCTTGAATGCAGCAGTAAATTGGTTGCCCATACTCGCAGCTCGCTTGCCGGCTGAGGCAAATGCTGATCCAGAACGATTCGCGCTCTTTGCTACATCCTTAAGCTTCTGATCAGTTTTCTTAAGTTCCTGGCTTGTTCTTTCTATGTTTTTTGTGAATAATTTGAGATTTTTGATGCGGCTGAAAAATCCGAGGAAAACATTCAAACGTTTCCCGGTTTTTTGGATCTCTTCCCCCAGAACTTTGGTCTTGTTTTCTGTTTCGTTGAGAACGTCTTCAAGTTTCCATATCTTGGATGCCGTCTGATCTGATGTTTTTGTCAGCCGCAGTATGACACCTTCAAGGTTTACGATTTGTTCCTGCAGTTTGCTTTTCTTGGCTTCATTAAACGTTTCTTCATAGGCTTGTTTCAAATCAGCCAGTTTTCCTTGTTGGATTTCCAGCTTCGCATTAATGTTATCCAACACAGCAGTTAGGTGATCGATTTCGGCCTTTGTTGCTTCGATATCAATAATGCTTTGTGTTGATTTCGAATTCTTCTTTGTTGCTACAGTAGATCCCGAAACGTTCGAAGGAGTAACAGCCGAAGCCGGTATCTGCGGGATAACCATGTCTTTCAACTTCGTCTTCATGCTGTCGAGAGACTTTTCGGCTTCTTTGATGCTCGCAGTGACTCCTTTCATTGCTTGATCAAAGTCGGTGGCTCCTTTGACGGCTTCTTTCAGAGTATCTGAAAAATCGACACCTTTTAGCGTTGCACCAAATGCCTTTGCCAAACGCTGCCCCATTTCATGAGCCATCTCAGATATCTGTTTGCCAATGTCACCGACAAACTCTAAGCCAAGGCCAACTTTCCCGACTTCATTTCCGGTCATGTTCCCCACCTCCTCCGAACATTACTGCCATCATTTTCTCCAACTGTTCAATTGCTTTCCGAGCCTCTTCATGACTCATGCTGGCTTGCTTCTTTGCCTGTTTAGCACGCCATTCTGCCCTGATCCTTTTTTGCTCCGGTGTAAAATATTTGAGCTTCTCCCGGTCATTTTCGCTACGGATTTGCACGATATAACCGAGCGGAGTATCCGGGAGAAGCCCGGCGAGAAAGGACGAAAACTCATCCCATGTCATATCCGGTTCGTTTCTAAGACGAATGCCATACTGCGCAGAGAAAGAAGCTTCGATCAGATCCCAATCCTCGTACAGGTCATACCATGTTTCAGATTTCTTCGCGTGCCCGTTGAAATCGCGCCTCAACAGTCTCGAAGTCCTCATTCAATGCGCCGGCCATACAGGCAATAAAGATCGTTTGGTAGTCAGCAAAGGTGATATCCATCTCGCAAATCTTCTGAACGGCTCCTTTGCCAAGCAACAGTTCCAGGATGCCGTCGACTTCTCGCAAATCGTTGAGATCCGTTTCCTGTATCATCTGGTTCAAGATCAGGATTGTGTTTTTGCGATTGTCGATCTCAAATTCCACACCATCGGCCAACTTGAGCTTTGGACGTTCCTTGGTCAGTTTAGTTGATATATCGATCGTTCTAGCCATATGTCATCCCTCCAGATCAGTAAAATAGAAGGTCGGATCCAGCAGTTCTTTTTTATGCAGCTTCAGGCGGAATATAGGTCGGTTTTCCATCGCTCATAACCTCGACAGACAGCGCAGCAACCGCCGTACTGTCGCCGCCTTCTGCTTCCGTGACGTTCAAGATACAGTCAAACTCCAGTGTTGCTCCAGACGGAAACTCCACTTGGAACTTCGTCGAGCAATCAAGCCCGGACTTCCATGCTGTGTTGGCAACATAGTCGTTTCCGGGATCGCCAACGTGGCGTTTGCCGTTCAGCGTAATGGTGAAACCTTTCCCGGTCATCAGGCGTCTTACCCAACCCTCAGTTTCCATTGGCGTCCACTCTTCGACATTCCCATCGATGGAAATCTGAAATGTCTCCATATCCTTGATAACGGCCATATCTGCCGCTTGCGACGATCTGCCCTTTGTGCCGACTTTGAACACGATGTCAAATACGGGAAACACCCCGCTCGTTACAGTTGCCATGTTTCATCACCTCTCATGGTAAATGTGTGTTTCAATCACATATTCGTGAATACCATCACTGTCCACCCCAACTCCAACTGGAGCTGGCTGCGGCATGTAAAACCAGGCTCGTTTGCCGCCTATCATCGCTGACTGACCATACAGCGCATCGTAGACCTCCTGGGCCTTCTGCTCAGCCGCTAAGGCACTTTTGCCCCAGTGGACGAGGATCGATATTGGTTTAACCTGATAACCCGTCTGAGACGGTCCTCCGACCGCCAAACGAGCTGATGCACCAGTGGTATAGTATAGTGTAATGGACTGATCGCCCTTACCCATACTGCCCAGATACCATTGGGGGCTGTCAATGACGGTTTTGAGCCAGTCTCGAAACTGCGACAGGTTCATTTAATCAGCCCCTTTTGCTTCATGAGCATGCGGACAAACTTGCCGAACGTTTCGACCACCCACTCTTTTTTCTGCCCCGGCGTGTGATACGGCTCCATCCACTTGCCGCGGGCGTTTCGGTTTTTGTCCTTGCGGAAGTTGTACTCCGGATGCCAATACAGCCGGCGAGCGTAAGGCGTATCAAAGACGATCCCCGCAATAGCGTTCCTGATCTCACTGAGATCAACAAATCCGCTGCGTTCCAGCTCACCGGTGTCCTTCGGGACAACGCCCGATGTTCGGATATCCGTCAGCACGGCCTCTGCTGTCAACTCGACCGCCTGGCGCATAATCTTCTTCGTCTCCGTCAACCAAGATTGATTGAGCGTCACCTTTGTGGTTACCTTCACGCCAGCATCAGCTCCGTCGAGTACACCGTGCCGTCAGGATTGCGCGGTCGCAGTGTACTATGGATAGCCTTATGCTGACCGTTAACCACGACATATCCCTGGATCGGTTTACCCGGGTAAATGTCGCCCTCGATGATGACCAGGCCCGTTAGCATCACAAGACGCCTCTCAGCGTCCAGCACCTGACGGCTCTTTTCGTCCAAGAATGCCGGGCCGTCATAGATCAGCTCCTCCACATACTCACCATCGCTGTCCACGCCTTCCCAGTACACTTTGACCGGGATTTTCGGCAGCCACTTCGGATATGGAAATTTCATCGCCTAATCACCCGGTTGGCCAACCCAGTTGGTAAGAGGAGGCCCATCACTTCCTGGGAGGTCATCACTCCGCCGGCACCTTGTACAAATCCTGACTCCCCAAAGCTCCAGGAGATCGATCCGGCGCTAAATCCCGTCATGGGAGTGTTTAAGTAATCGCCGTATTGATGCACGAAATCCGCCTGCAGGCATACAGCCTTTTTGATCTGTTCCTGCTGGAACGGCGTCAAGCTGTCAAAGCCGCGGGCAACGATCCGGTTGTATGTCAGCCCATTGATCTGATCGGAGGCGCGAGTAAGGGCCCGTTCCAGCCCATCTGCCGGAATCAGACCCTTTCCGTAAAGCTCATAATCCTGCGGTGTTGCGTAGCTCATGCGATCACCGCCTTATTTCTTATTGCCTTTCTGCTTCCCCTCAGTTGCGGCCTCATCTTCCTGCTTAACTTCACCTGCAGGTTTCCCTTTGTTCCCCTCAGGTGCAGACGCTTCTTGTTGCTTCTTTAACTCTTCGATCTGCTCCTTGAGCTTGGCGTTTTCTTTCAGCAGCGCTTCATATTGCGCGTAGGATACAGTCTTGTTTGGGGCATGCTGGACAATCTCCAACTTGCCGTCCACTTCCTTTGCAATGTCATATCCAAGGTTCAAGTACCGCTGATGAGATGCCTCATCAATCTTTAACTGTTTATTGCCTCTCACTGCATAAAGCATGCTATCACTCCCTAAGAAATATTAGGGGATGAATTACTCATCCCCGTCCATATTGATTTGCACTCCGCTGACTTTACGCTCGATCACAAACAGGTCCGTATAGCTGCGATTTTGATACAGCCAACCATCACCCTGCGTATGGCTTCCCGGCGGCCACAGATAGATGGCGCTGTGCTTAATCGGCGCGATGACGGCCGTCGGATGCACCAGAATCATATTGATCTGTTTCGCTCCAACACCCGGTTTATAACCATCCGTGAAGTCGTAAACTGATTTCATTCGCTCAGACGGGACTTTAACCAGTTCGACATCGTCCAGTTGGTTGACGGCACGCGCCACCCGATTAGGTCCGGATTGCACATAGAATACACGTTGCACGTCCTGAGCTTCTTTCAGCAATTTGTGTACCGTCGGCGTCACATACAGGCGCCGGCCACTTTCAGGCACAGACGCCTCATCCATGCGCTCCATCAGTTCGTCGAACACTTGCAGGACATTGCTAACGTCCAATTCTGTTGTATCCGGCGTACCTCCGTAGGTTTGCATTTCCGCGAGCAGCTTCGAGTAACGATAGCAGTCCAGTTCAGGAATCGCTTGCTCCGTTACGAACACGTTCGTGACATTGGCGGCTGACAGGATCTGATTCGTCTCATCGACATCCATCGCATCCACGAAGAACTCAACATCACGGTCGTGTTGAAGTTCTTTCGTCTCAAAATCATTTGAGAGCGACTGTCGATTCCACCCTCCAGCACGGCTATGATCCTTATATCCTGCCAGATCAAGACGTGGAATCTTGATCGTCTTTGCTCCAACAAAACGGACGCGATCTGTCGTCAGCGCGGAGCTGGTCAGCTCACGTGCATATTTTTGCTGTAACTGCGTTTCAAACGCTGTGACATAGTTGTAAGGCATTGTTTCATCACTCCCAGATTATTTTTGTGGTGTATTTCCGAAGATGGCGGCCAGTTGGTCTTGATTAATGTTCGTCGGTGGCTGACCGCTCCCACCGCCGATGTGGAAACCGGGTTGTGGCTGCGGATCCTGCTTGAACAGGAACGCTTTGGACTCTTGTAGTGTCTTGAGTTGCTCGTCCAAACCAACCACTTTGTCGCCGTCCAGCACGAGCTTCGTCTTATCAAAAAGACCGGCTACCAGTTCCTCGTCGTGGACCTTGCCGGCGATCGCCGCTTTGATGGCGGTGGACAATTTCAATTCTTTCAGGTCGGTCTCGTACTTCTCCTTAGCCTGTCGGTTTTCGTCCTGGAGCCTCTGGATCTGCGCTCTCAGCTCCTCGCTTGACCCGGCCGCTTTCTTCAACTCGTCCAGCTGTTTATCCCGTTCGGTGACGTCGGTCTCCAGTTTCTTCTTCGCTTCTGCCACTTCGTTATAGCGCGCTTTCGGTACGAAGTGCTCCGGCATCGCTTTGTTGATGTCGCCGACAATCTGGTCGAGCTTCGATTCTTCAATGCCTGCTTTTTTCAGCAGTTCTTTCAACCATTCCATGTTTGATCACCCTCCGAATTTGTATAGCGGTTCGATCCGCTGCTGGTGTCAGGCCGATATACCCCGGCCGCGGGTAGGTAACAGAAAGGGCTCCGGAAGTCTCATCCGGAGCCCATAAAAATAGCACCCTCGTTTTATCGCGAGAATGCTTTAATCTTCGATTACTTCACAACTTGCGATATCGGGAACGGGGACACCTTCATAGTAACCTAATTGCTCCCCTTCTTCGGTCTGAATGCCAACTGTATCGTAATCAATATCCTCCATCGCACCGACTTCATATGAGATAAGACGACCGACAGTCACTTTTCCATACCTATCCGTTATTTTTACCTTTGAGCCCAGCATTTTGTAGAAATCGATCATCTCTATCTCTCCTTTCGCTTTTTGCTCGGATAATCTGGCACAATATGCACGCCCTTGTTTCCGTAGTGGATGCGGAAAACAGTCGTCTTAGCCTCCTGGCCTGTCAGGTTGTTTACAGCGATGCCTACAACCTCGTCGTTTGTGATAATCGTTTCTTTACGATCCCATTCACCATTCGGTCCAATTTTGATAAGTCCTGTACCGGCATATTTATTGACCAGTTCCTGGGCTTCATCGATGCTGATTGTCAAGCGAGATGGACCATATTGGCCTTTTGCTCTGAGTTTTTCCTCGTACTGCTTGAACTCATTCGTACCAGGAATGTGCTTGTTTTGTTGCCCCGGCAGGATCGTCTTTGGCTGAGCGTCCGAACGAATGAACTGCCGTATTTCTTCAATTTTCGCACGATTTTCGGATTCTTTCAAGACGCGGCTTCGCTCTGCTGTGGAAATTTGCCCTTCGACCTTCTCGCGCCACGGTGATCGTCTCAATTCTGGATGAGCATTTAGATGTTCTCTCATCCGCGATTGCCACTCTTTAACCTTACGCGCATACCGCGCCTGATTATCTGGATCCATGCTGCCTGCTTCAAGCCTCTTATACTTGCGAATCTGTCGTTCAATATACCGTTGTTTCTGTTCCGCTCTATAGTTGCGCAAAGCTTTTTTATCGTCTGCAGGCTCCGGCAGCCGGCTAATGCCCGGGAAGTACGTGGACAGCGTATGCCGACAATTGGGATGAAAAGCACCGTTTCGCATCGCCTCAGACAGCCGGGGCGCGTTGTGTTCCCTCGCCAGCTGTTCTGCCTGTTCCGGACTGATGGACGTATACACATCATCGATCAGCACTTTGCCCTGATACGGCAGACACCACGGCGAGCAATTATCGTGTGCACTCATTATTACGGTGTAGACGCCCCATTGGTCGCGCTTTTTACCCTCGCCCAAAAACGTAGCCCGCTGGCTAGCCGTCCGTAGCGCCATCTCGGCCCACGCCGATATATCAACCTTGCGGCCGTCGCTGTAGGTGATCGAGTTGATCCCGCGCTCCAGAAACTCCTTTGTCGCCATGTCCACGGCCTGCTCCAGCGTCTTCGCGCCGGCGGCCATGTTTACCTCGGCCTTGTAGATGACCTGCCGGTAGACGTCATCCATCTTGCGTAAGACGCCGTATTCAGCCTGCTGTAGATCGTTCTTGACGGTTTCCTGTAGCGCATCGAGTTTCTTCTCATTCATCCCGAAAAACTGCGTCTCAGGCTGCGCTTTTGGAAGCTGGTCGTATGGTACTTTCCCCGGCTCGTAGTCCGGCTTGACCAGCTGCGGCTTCTCATCAACGGGCAATCCGATCTCGCCTGACACCTCATATGCAGCGCGCTGTTCCGTGCCAAACAGGCGCCTGATCTCGTTCTCTGCTTTCTGCTGACCATCCTGGTAACTCTCCTGGATGACATCCTCGGCAAGTTTTTGGGCATCGCGCACAGCCCGGCGAACGATCTTGGTGTTGGTCTTCCTGTACTTGAGCATGTTCCGTAACTTGACCAATTGCCAGCGATCCCAGCGGAATCCTTCCTTGATCTCCTCTTCTTTGTGCCGCTTGAAGTTTCGGCGCAGTGAGTTGATCAGATCAAGTGCCATTTGCTCGAAAATGGAGATGATGTCATATGGATCGCGCTTGCGCTCATCAGCCATTATTCATCATCCTCGAGGCCCTTACCCTCGTCTTGAGCGTCCTGGTTGATGGCGGGCTCATCCAGTTCAGTGTATCCCTGCTCGGCTTTCAGGCGGGCGATTTCTTCCGCCTTCTCCTCGTCAGTCCAGCTGTCGCCGTACAACTCCTCGACTGCCCTTTCGATAGACATGATGCCGAAACTTCGGGCTTTGCCAACCGTCTCAACAACCGCATCAAAGGACGGGCTCGCGTACTCGCCAAACTTGACGGTGGCCGCATACTCGCCCGGGGCTCGACGCTGCATCGTGTCCTGGACTTTCAGCGCCACGTCCACCAGACGCGGGATGACCTCATTCAGCGCGTCAATGATTTTGCCGCGTGTGTAGAGCGTCGTTTTCTCCTTCTCGCGCTGGGCCTCAGCGTTGTCGGTTTTTTTGAGGTCAATTCCCAACGTCGCCGGCGAGATGATTCCCTGCAAACACATGTCCAAAGCGTTCGCGTAACTCTCCACAAAGGCCTCGTAGAGGATTTGCGGCTGCACGACATCAATCTGGCCTTTAGCGTCTTCGGCCATCACGCTGTTGATCTTGATGAATTGGTTATCGAATGGATTCGGACGCATTGTGGCGCCAGTCTTCGGATTGCGCGGGATCAGGTCCTCCGGAATGTACTTCTGCACCCGCCCCGCTCTGATCGCATCAATCCACTGGCTGATGACTTCGTCCAGCGCGTCGAAGTTGTCAGCCTTCGCCTCGAAAATTGATTTCCCGCGCCCAGCCCATTTCGGGCTCTTGAAAAACCGCATCGGCACGGCCATGATGAAGTCGCCGAGATACGTCACCTCCGGCACCAATCGTGAGACCTCCGGCAACGTCCCGAGCGGAACTTCCTTGCCATCCTCGCCGTATAGACGCGTCCGGATGTAGCCGCGACCGTATGTTTCCTCCAGCCGGTAGGTCTTGTCCCGGTAGATGTATTCCGACAGGAAGACGATCTCCGTCAGCCGGCCGCGCACCCGACGGTATTCGACATGCTCGCCGCCGTAGAATTCGATGATCGGCAACCCGCTGACTTCCGGATCCACAACCAGCTTGAAGGCTCCATCACCGGTCACAAGCGTCTCCGTAATACTTTCACCTAGCAACTCCGGAAACCGGTTGTCCGCGCTGATCTCGTCCCACCGGCGCTGCTGGTCCTCGACTTCTAACTCCACGCCGTCAAAATCGGCCGTCACGATGTCCGTGATCCGGTCGATGATCATAGCCGGTAGCCCGCTATGAATCTTGCGGATCTGCAGGTCCGTCGATGGCACCGCAGCCCAAAACCGAGACGCAGCCACGCTGTCGCTGGTTGCGCTGGCAAGCTGCTTGTAAAACTGATCCATCTCCGACGGATCACCACGGTACCAGAGCCGGTTTCGCAGGACGTTTGCTTCATATGACAAAGGTTCCTGGATAATGATCGACTGCTGCGTCGGTGCAGGCTGTATGCGTAATAGTTTCATAACCGCGTTCCTCACCCCATTACCCAATGCATTCCAGATGCTCATGTCACACCTCCTATCAAGCACCGAGCAGATACATCGTCTCGGCAACGCCAGTAGTCGCATCAGGTGCGTCGTCGTGCTGATTTTTACCCTCACGCTGGTATGTTGTCATGGCTTTGTAGTATTCCGGCCATCGGTCGCGCCAGTTCACCGGGAAATAGATATGGCTCATCACCCAGGTGGCGTTGGACAGAATCCTGGCGGCCTTGTTTTTGCTTTGGTGGAACCAACTGATATCCGTCCGGTTACTTCCCAGATCCTGTTCCAGGATCCGACGAACATTCCTCGCAAACGCTCGTCCGCCGCTGTTGGATTCGAAACGCGCCTTGTTGACCTTGTGCTCGTGCAATGCCCGAGCAACGGCAGGCTCCGTCTCTTCCATCGCCGCCTTGGTGTAAATAACATCTAGAACATAGGCTTCTTTGTTGTACACACCCCAGATAATATTGCAAAGGTAATCATCGCCCTGGTCAGCGCTGTCACAGTATGCGTAAATCCCTGTAAATAGCGGATTGCCGGACGCATCCATCGGGATTCGTTCATATGTTTTGAACGAGCTGTACAGCTTGCCCTTGATGTCGATCGGGATCTGCTGATAGTTCGCACTGGCAATGTCGTCGCCCATTGCACGGATTCGCATCTCGTATGATTCACGGCTGAGGATGTCCTCACAAAGCATCGTGCCGTCGTCCTGCAGCGCCTTCATCGACAAGTGCCGGACGCGCTTTTTCTCCTCAGCGAAGTGCTCCAGCGCCCGCCCGGCCAAATCACCGGTCGCCCAGCGTGTCATGATGATGATGATCTTGCCGCCTTCCTCAAGCCGAGAGAGCATCGTATTCGTGAACCATTCCCAATGCTTCTCAAGCAACGTCTCGTTGTGAGCCTCTTCAGCATTCTTAATGAGGTCGTCGATGATCAGCAGCGTGGCACCGAAGCCGGTGGCCGTCCCAGTTGGCGATGTCGCCAAGTAGCTGTTATGCCCACCTTCCAGGCTCCAGAGATTCATGGCCGCGTCGCCACGCCGGATCCTGACATGCGGGAATATGTCGCTGTATACGATGACCCGCGGATCAGCCTTGATAGTGCCGATCCCATTCCTCACCGCCTTCGAGAAGGTAGTAGAAAGCGTCTCGTTGTACGAGCCAGTCATAACCTTCTCACGGATGTTCTGACCAAACACCCACTGTGCGAAATGCACCGCTGTCCTGGACTTGCCATGCCGCGGCGGAAGGTTGATGATGAGCACGTCATCATCGGACATATAGAAGTCCTGCATTGCATTGCACAGCTCGATCAGATATTTCCGGTCGTTCCGGTAGAAGTCTGGCGCCAGCGCTTGACAGAAATAAAAAAACTCGCGCCTCGCGAGTTCAATGCGTGCATAGTGCTTAATTGTCTCACGATCAACCGTCATCCTGAATCAACTTCCTGAGCTCTTCGGTTGTCAGTCCGGACAACGGGTTATTGATCTCCATACTGCCACTGTGGGACAACTCCTGCCGATCGCGCCACTTGTCCGGGCGGCGGTTCTTAAGCCAGAAGATTTGAGCAGTGACGTCGGGCTGCACCTCTTTGGTAACGCGCTTAGTCTCAATCATGATCGTCTGACCAGTCTTGGGATCGGTAGTAGCCTCCCGAGTCACCTCTTCATAGGTGTATCCGACCGCGCGCTTGAACAGCGCATTCTCAACCTCAACGTCGGCGACCTCCTTGCCCCTTTTTAGGGCCGCCGCAAGTGCCGGGTACTGCTTCACGTACTCACGAAATGTTGAGTACGCAACACCAAGCTTTCTGGCAATGTCAGCGTCAATGCAGCCATCTCTTGCCCAAGCCTCCACAAGCAGGAGCTTAGGCTCAACATGTGTATGATATTTGCTTCTGGCTCCTGCCATGTGATCAACTCCTTTACTCCTCGCTGTTATAGATCATCATTTTGGCAAACTCCATAAGCCCTAACACTTCGGCGATACTTAAATCTTCCCAGTCAACCGTTACGTCTCCCGTGATCACGTCAAGCTCGATTGTGATCTTTTTCGTGATTTTAGCCTCTTTTGCCATCCCACAGCACCTCCACATAATGCCCGGACACCGCCCCGCACCGATCCAGGCTCGGCAGGAGGATGTGGGCGCTGCACCCCACCCAGCGAGGCGGCCGCAAATAAAAAGAGCCCAGTCAAAACTGGACTCTCGGAAATATCGAAAAATGGGCGCAAAAAGGCCAGAGTAATTTGTACGACATTTTGTCGTCCGTATTGTCATACAGACATGGCTTCCAGCTTACGCTTAGCCCGCTGTAAGAACACTTGTACGGATGACTTCGACAATTTCATCATATCGGCGATTTCTTGGAAAGTCAAGCCATAC